GCTTACGCTCAAGGACTGCCTGATAGGCTGGCACTCGTGCAGCTTCTGGTATCTGGTCATTCCATTGGATGCCATTAAGCTGGGTCTGCTCCCATAGGTTTTTCATCTTGCTTACATAACGCTGCTCAATTAGGTGCTTGTCAGCCTCTGCCTTAGTGACCAGGTCATCATACTTAGCCTGTGCCTCTGCCATCTTCTTGAGGAACTCCTCAGACTGATTGCTGTTAGTTGAGTTCTTAGCCTTTTCCTCCAGCTCCTTTAGCTTTTTGAGGGCTAGCTTAATCTTGTCTCCGCTGTTTTTGGTCACCTTCAGCTCCTCAACGGCATTGGCATCTAGGCCATACTCTTTAGCCATCCTAACTATCTCCTCATCATAGCCCATCATATAGTTACTAATGAAGTGCTTCTTGAGATCAAGGCTGGTTTTTGCCAATTCAAAGTCGAATAGGTTGGTATTGAACCTATTGCTCACTGCTTCTGGCACTTGAATATCATTTAGTGCTGATGCACTAATCATCAGGTTGAACTCCGGGTCATCGGATACCCCAGCACGCTTGGCCTGCTGGATTAAAAACTCTTTAATATTCATAAATTATAGGGGCAAGTCATCTACTCTTAGGTCTAATGAGTCAAGTCCGGTAGGCTCTTCATCCTCTACCACTACCTTACGCTTACGCTTTGGCTTATTCTCCTCTTCTTCTTCGGTGCTGATAGCAGCAGCTGCTAATTCAGCAGCCATCTCTGCTTTGAGCTGAGCTTTTAGCTCTTCTTTTAGCTTCTCAATATCCGGCAGACCTACCTGCTCAGACTTGTGCTTAATGCCGATATGAGTCTCACCAATTGGCCTAATTCTAGCCCAGCTATAGCTACGCTTGTTAACGGGTTTCTGAAGCTCACGGAGAGCAATCTGGGCATTGACTGACACTTCATAAGGTGTGTCTTGTGCGCCTGTGGTTGGGTTAATTTCCCAGCGAACTACTTTCACTTGTGTCCGATTACCATGCTGTCTGATGGCATCACGGATGTACTGTAGATTATCCATTTTATATTTATTAATTAAGTTACCCTGTATGGTGAATTTGACTTCTGAGAGTGCCGGATGTGCCTCTCTCCTGGTATGCTATGCATGGTTTAAAGCCATAAGCATTGCAATTACTCTGCATGTCGGCAGTCATAGCATCTAAACCATTAGTCTGGACAACTGTCCTCTTTAGCCAATCCAATGCACAATGGTTGGTAATTATGTAGGCATGAGTAAGCCACATGCCATCTCCTTTCCATAAGTTTGGAAGCTCTGGTATGACTACTTTCTCAATGGTCTGCTCCTTATATCCGGCATAATACTCCCAGCCTAAGTGCAGAAAGTCAAAGTCTGGCAGCTTATCATAATGCTCAACCAGAGCCTCAAGCTTAGGCCATTCGAACCTTGCATCATCTTCCAGAACCAAAGCTGACTGATGCCCATTTTGGACAATTGTTGTCCAAACTTCCCGATGAGAAGCACAGCAGCCTATCTCTCCCAGAGACATGTTAGGTCTCTTCTTCGACTTCTTTAGACTATTGTCTACTACATGACCAGGCTTATTGCCATCATTAGCCTTTATCCATTGCGGAGCATTGCCATGCTTATCAGTAATGTGCCGGATAGTGTGAAACAATCTGTTTCTCCTCTGGCTGGCCTTTGGCAGACTGATAAAATAGATAGCATCAACAGGCAACTTCACAGCTGATCCTTTCGGTAACCGAAAAATCGATGCTGAAGAAGTAGGTCTCAAAGTTTCGCTCTGCAAGTCCGAAGTACTGACTTGCGATTGCTTTACTATTGTAGTCTGTGCCTGCATAGGTTATGCCTTTAGTGCGATTAATTATAGAGGTAATGCCGAACTCAGCATTTTCATAGGTTGAATTAGCAATTAGCTTGAAGTTGACTGTCCTAAGTAGACTATTAGCTCTGCCTCCGGCAGGGGCTGCCTCTACTGAGGCTGACTCTCGGAGGTAGAATACTACCAGTGGGTAGGTATCATTGACAGCACAATATGTCTGACCATCCTTAGTTACATAGTTACCAGCACTTCCCTCCAAAATGCTCTCTACAGACTCACCATAGTTGAGCATAGTATTGCCAGTGAATGTTCCTGCCAGGTTCTGGCACAAGTCCTTCAATGCGCTCTCTACGGTGATCTTAGTTACCTTCATTTGCTCAGGTATTGAATTGCCAGCCTATTGATTATTTTCAGAGATTGGTCAAGCTCTTCATCTGAAAGTTCAAAAATAGCACCGAATCTCTGCTCTAAGTAGCCTGCTATCTTAGCCTGTTCGGTGCTGACAAAGGTAACCCCATAGGCATTGTCACTAATTGGCACAGGTCTCCATGCTGCCCACATGTCTCCGGTTAATGTCAAGTCCATGTAGGCTACTTGCCTACCTAGCTTCTGCCTGTACTCTTTATAACTGCCAAAGGAGTCACTATTACCGAAGGCTTTCTTCTGCTTCTTGTTTGCAATGTCACCAAATCTCCTGCCTATTGGGCTGCTGGTACTAAATGACTTGCCTGAGTCATAAGGAGGAAGCTCAGAGCCATCAGACTTCTCACCATCCTGCTGGACTCTTGACTGAACTGCAGGAGCAGCATAAAGGGCAGCAGCTCTCAGCACCTTGTCAGCCTGAGAGGCATTGGCGAAGTTCTTAAACTGTTGCCTCAAGAATGCAGAAGTAGAGTCATAGACTGGCATAATTTATTTAAAATATTTTTGCAGATATATTTTCTTTGACTTTATTGCACACAAATCTAACCAATATATCTATGAATTTTGAAAGTGTAAAAGTCAGAACAGAGGTAGGCAAAGTCTATGTAGACTGCAAGACCTCAGACATCAAGACCATCCAGACAGCCATCTGGCTATATGGTGGAAAGGTAAGCATCTACTTCCTCTGGCATGAAGATGGCAGAGACATCTACAACATGAGCTACCTTCTGGAGACTGACCAGATGAACTTCATCATCTATGGTGTTGAGCTTTCACCCATGCAGTATTGCAATCAGCATGAAGCATGGGGAGAGAAAAGGCACAAGGTTTTTGAAGCACAGACTTGCTTAACTTTGGTAGACAACTCATACTTCCTTCCCTATGAAGATTAACCTTAAAGAAGCAGCATGTCAGTCTACCTTCTGGCTGATCTACGCTGCACTTATAACTATCCTAGCCATTAAACTTATTAACTATGTCAACTAGAGATGTAACTGTCTGCCTGACCAGCTGTGGTAGGTGGGATTTACTTGAGAAAACCATCAGCAGTCTGGTCACCTATTGGGATGGATTGCCTCCGGCAGCCTTCCTCATTCACGATGACAGCGGAGCAATTGATGCTGTCATAGGTAAAGAGCTAGACCGCTTTCTGATGAGGCATTGGCAGATCATGGCTGAATGGTCACTGAGTAATCGGGCTGGACAGGTGCATGCCATAGATACGCTCTACTCTAAGGTTCAGACACCTTACATCTTCCATTGTGAGGATGACTGGGAGTTCTTCCACGATGGCTTTATTGCCAATTCTAAGTCTGTGCTTGAGGCTGAGCCTAAGGCAGCATGTGTCTGGATAAGACATCCACAAGACCGCAATAATCACACTGTCATAGCTGGCATCAAGCTCACTAAGCAAGCAGTCAGATACCAGCAACTTGCCCAGAGGTATAAAGGTGATTGGCATGGAATGACTTGGAATCCTGGATTAAGAAGGCTGGCTGATTACAAGGCTATGGGTAAGTTCAGCAACTTCTGCGAATGGAGAGATAATGACCATGCCTTTGCAGAGAAGCAATACAATAAGAAGTATTATGAAGCAGGCTACATTGGCTTCACATTATGCCGAGGCTTTGTCAAGCATATAGGTCACTTACATTCACTTAAGAAACTACAAGTAAGATGAAAGCAACACTAACCTTTAATCTGGATGATTCAGATGATGCAATTGAACACTTCAGGTGCATTAAGTCTCTTGACATGGCACTCTTTATCTTTGACTTTGCTGCCAAGCTCAGAGACCTTACTGATACTTCAGAGGATGGCAAGCATATTGATGAGGCTCACATCTGGGAGAAGTGGGAGGAGACAATGGAAGCCTATGACCTAAACCTAAACCGCCTAGTAATATGACACAGCTTGAGCAGCTGCAAATATTTGAGCAGTATGAGTATAAAGGTTGGTTAATTACCATTGGTGAAAAATATGGAAAAGACTTGCTATATGGTTTTGCACAACCTTTAAAATATTCTAAAATTTATTCCTATGATGATTATGAAGCTGAATTTCATGATGATGAAAAATACTTTAACGAATTAGAGAGGAAAGTAATTGAGGCAGGAATTGTTCCTTCTGATTATTTTACCTCAGAAATAGATAATGGTTTTTATATAAGTCTTTATCATGTTGTTGAGCCATTTGAGGACACTGAGAATTTTTTAAGAAGTACAGATGTTTCATCTCCAACTTCAATATTATCAACGCTATTATCAGAAATAGAATGTGATATTAATACTGAACCTGGAAAAACTAGATATTTCAAACCAGTACCAAGTAAAAATTTAAAAAGTTTAAAAAAGTATGTTCCAAAATCAGAAAATAAAAAGCCTCCTAGAAAAGCAAGAGGTTTTAATAATTTAGCTTGGGCTACTTTAGTAAAATTAAGGGATGGTAACTGTACTATTTGCCAAAGTTCAGATGACTTACATGCACATCATATTAAGTCATATAAAAGTCATCCTGAGTTAAGATATGATGTAAACAATGGCACAACACTTTGCGCTATTTGTCATAGGCAACATCACAAACTAAATGGTAAATAATATGACACAGCTAGAGCAATTATTGGTGATTGTCAATAAGGAGATAGGCAGTAAGGAGATCATGATGGACAAGGAGAAGCTGCTGCCTGTGAACTCCTTCTACTATGCCGGAGGGCATAGTGCGTTGATGTATGTGAAGCATCTCATTGAGAGGCTAATGGAAGAGGAGGAAGTCACAAATATTGACAATAATTGAGACATGAATTATCAATCACCAATCGAAGAACTTATAGACTTCATTATTGATCTCAAGGATGACATTGATGTCAATGATATTCTCATTAAAGCTGAGCTTATCAACATGCGTAGTAAGCCCAGGCAAGTAGGGTGGTATTTTAATGGCAAGCTATATTCTGACCTTGATGAGCTTAAAGGCAGAACCATGTCAGACTCTAATAAACCTAAACCACTCTATTACTACTCATAATGGGAGACATTCTTAGCAGCTATCTAGAGAGCCTGCCAGATGCTGATCCATTGCAGGCAGTCAATCACCCTCCCCACTATGGAGGGCAAGACAGTACCTATGAGGCCATCAAGGTCATTGAAGCTTGGAAGCTAGGCTTCTGCCTTGGCAATGTCATCAAGTACATCAGCAGGGCTGGCAAGAAGGGCAGCAAGCTGGAAGACTTGAAAAAGGCTCAGTGGTATCTCAATCGGGAGATTGAGAAGTTAGAAACAATACAACTTTAAATAAAAACAATATGACAATTAGTTTTAAACCAGAATCTGCATTTACAGAAATTGAAATTGATTTCAATACAGATGATATAATTGTAAAAGGAGAATGTGAATATTATGAAGGTAAATATTCAGATGAACTCTATATTACATTTGAAGACCAAAAAGACTCAGATAATTATATGACTATAAGCCTAAATAAAAATCAGGCACTTTACTTAGCCAATTTTATGATGGCTTTTGTAAATGAGAAAAAGACTAAGGCCTAACAAACCCTTGCTGAATTAGCCCGGCATTGTCGCAATTAAAGCACAGGCCTTCACCTCTTAGGTTCAGCTGCCTAGCCCAGATGGCAAGGCTCTGCTGATAGCCATCAAGGAAGGTAGCCATAGCTCGCTCTGTGAACTCACGGTTGCCTTGGCTGAAGTAGTTAGCC